GTATTAAATGAACCTCATTTTATAGATCCTTCAATTCCTGATTTGAATTTACTCACAGTCTCGGAATTTAATCTATTGACTAAAGATGTTCGAGAAGTAATTAAACGTAAATATACATCAAAAGTTGAAAGATTATTCAGATGCGATATTTTAAACCATAATAAATGGCACATGTTTAATATGGAGTGTGATTTAAATTTTAAAAATATGATTGAAAATGAATATAAAAACATGGATTTGTATAAAGAAAGTAATGATTTAATAAAAAATAAAATTACTCATCAGTGGGATTGTAATTGGTTTTTATCCGAAGATGATACTATTGAAAATGTAAAACTTTTGTATGAAGATCTGAATCTTGGGGAGTGTGATCAAAGTCTACTACGTAAAATGTATAGAGTTTGGATTAATAAAATTGATTATGTTAAAAAATCATATGTAAACTCTTTTAACATAGCTAATATAAATAAAAATATCTTGGTACTATGAGTAACATGTTAACTGGAAAAGAATTTGTAACAAAAATTAGAGAGGGAAACTCTGAACTCTTTGCTCAGTCTCGTGAAAACGTTCGTCGTTTCTTCGCTTCTAACCCAAGCAAAGAACACATGGTAGAACACTTCCGTGGTCGCATGGTTAATGAAGCAGCGAACATGAAGGCTATCTCTGCTGAGATTGCTGCTGCTCCTGCATCTATGGATGTGACCGAGTTGGAACTTCTCACCAAACAAGCACAAGACGAAGCAAAACACTTCCGTATGGTTAAGGAAGTCATTGAACACATCTCTGGTGAAGAACTAGATGTTGCTGCTGCATTTGCTGCAGAAGAGGCTGCGCCACAGGCGAAGGGTGCATCACTCCTAGACAAGTATGAGGCATCTTCTGATCCTGCTGCCCTTGCTGCGTACCAACTCGTCGCCGAGGGTCGTGCAGAGGCGGTATGGCATGAAATGGCCGAGTGTGTTGAAGATGAGTTCATCTCTTCACGTTATGCCGCAATCGCTAAGGACGAAGGTTTCCACTCCAACATTGGTGCTTGGAAACTAGAGAAACTAGTAGAAGGTGCTGCAGACGTTCAGGAACGCATTCTTGCAATGGTAGAACAAATGCGTGTGGATCTTCTTGAGATCAGCAACAAGAACACTGCTATTGTTGTCTGATATAAACCTTTTATATTATGAGTACAATTGAAAGAAGAAGACGTAAAGATAAAACTCGCATAATCAAGTGGGTCAGTGCCAGTACAATACTCATCGCAATGGTGTTTCATGTACTGGGACTGACCCCTTGGAATAGCATACTACAACTAATCGGTGCATCTGGTTGGACGTATGTGGGATTTAAATGGAAGGAACGTTCTATCATTATGAACTTCCTCCCACAATTTTTTATTATCATACCTGGATTGATTTATTTGATATTCATTAAATGAAAAAAATGATTATACTTACCGGTCCACAAGGATCCGGTAATCATCTTTGGTCAAAGATATTCTCTCTACACCCAGAAGTATTTGGGTGGAAGACTCTTCTGGATAACTATTGGGAAGCCCATAGATTCGCAGAACCATTTTGTGAATACTGGAAGGATCCTTCAAATCTTAAAGACTTTGATTGGTCTACCCACGAGTATTTCTTTACTAGTATTAGTGTTCCTCTTGGCATTCAGGAGAAGAAATGGGAACCAAATATCATGTTATTCGCCAACGAAGTAGAGAAACTTGGCATTAAAACGCAAATATTGGTGATTGGTAGAGATCAAAATATTCTTAGACATCAACAGACTCGTTTGAGGAAAGAGAGTACTTTGCCTTTGTTCATGAAACAACTTCCAAAGTTTCCCAATCCAATCTTCTTAAGTTACGAGTTATTGTATCTTTATAAACAAGACTATCTAAAGAGTTTGGATGTTGGTATTCCAATCGCTTGGGGTGATCCTAGAGTGGATGAAATCCTATCTAACGATCCAAACGATAAGTATGTGCATCATGTAGAGGAATATTTTTTAGATAACTGTAACAAAACTGGAGTACCTCTTAAGTCATTATGAAAAAACTTGTAATAATTACTGGCCCACAAGGATCTGGAAATCATTTCTTCAGTAGAGTATTCAGCACTCACCCTAAAGTTGGTGGGTGGAAGAGTCTTTTAGATAAGTATTGGGTTCCTAGTGATGAAGAATACTTTGCTAAGTATTGGGTGAATCCTGAAGAGTTGTCCGAGAAAGACTTTGAGGGTTATGATTACTGGTTGGCAAATGTAAGTTGCCCATTCTTCTACGACGGAGTAAGATATATTCCAAAGATCCGAGAGTTTGCAGAGAAGGCTCAATCTTTGGGGATTGAAGTTCAGATCTGTATTATTGTACGGGATCAAAACATTAACTCGGAACAACAAAAGAGAGTTCGTGGTGAAGTAACTCTACCAGTTGCAATGCACTATTATCAGAATGAGATCATTGGGAATGGATTCAAAGTCCACTTCTTAGACAACGAAGCTTTCTTTTTACATAAAAACTATTACTTGAAGTGGGTCAGTCAACTTTTGGATTTCCCTATTGATTATGATAATCCCGATGTCTTTAAGTTTATCACTGAAGATCCCAATAAAAAGTACGTTAAATACGTAGATAAGTATTGGTTAGATGATGATGTTTGGAACGGAATTAAATCTAAAGAGGATAGAAACCAATGAATACCGTACCTATGAGAGAGAACAAGACTTTTTGTATGGCTCCTTGGGTTCATATGAATATTGCTCCAAATGGGGATGTATATCCATGTTGTTTGATGCCTTTGGAACATCCAGATAATGAGGATGAAAATGAGAAGAGTGAAGAGAGTTGTCCTATTTCAAAAGAAACTGCCTTAGAAATTATTTCTACCGAATGTAATGGAGATTCTAGAACATTTGGAATGGGTTCTCTGATGAATGAATCTCTAAAAGAGATTTGGAATAATGAAAAGATGCGAGAACTTCGTAGAAATATGTTATGTGGAAAGAAGTCGGAGTACTGCACTACCTGTTATAAAGAAGAAGAGGTGGGTCATACATCTGCAAGACAAAATATGAATAACACTTATGGGTCTCACTATAAGTATGTCAAAGAAACAAAAGAGGATGGTACATTTGATAGATTCAATTTAATCTATTGGGATTTTAGATTAAACAATGTGTGTAATTTTAAATGCAGAATGTGTGGGCCTGGGTATAGTAGTTCTTGGGAACAGGAAATGCGGAAAACATTTGATATTACTGGGGAATATCCAAAAATTGATGTACAGGGAGTTCTAAAAGACATTGAACCACTCTATGATTCTGTTGAAGAAGTATATTTTGCTGGTGGAGAACCTTTAATTGCGGATCATCACTATACAATTTTGAATAATTTAATTAAACATCATAGGAATACCGAAGTTAGGTTATCGTATAATACAAACTTCAGTACATTAAAGTATAAAGATCATGATGTCCTTGAGTTGTGGAAGAGATTTCCACATTTATCCATTCAGGTAAGTTGTGATGGTATAGAAAAAAGAGGTGAGTTGATCAGAAAAGGATTCGATTGGCAAAGATTCTTAGATAATTATAAAAATTTTAGAGGTACGTTTCCATATCAAAGAATAACAATCAATTGTGTTGTTCAGATATTAAATAGTTTCCATTTCATTGATGTACATAAAGAGTTTTATTTGCGTGGCTTAATTAGAGAATGGGATGATTTTAATTTGTGTCTTTTACATAGTCCCGATTATTTGTCTATTACATTATTGGATTCTGAATCGCGGAAAATATTAGGAGAACAAATCAAATATCACATTAAGAATTATCTTGTTCCTGCAAAAGCTAATAAATCTATTGGACAGTACATGTCTGTTCTTAAACTTTTATCTGCTGATAAAAATGAACATCTACTCCCAACGTTCAAGAGTTACATGTCTGCACTAGATATTATAAGGAATGAGAACTCATTGGAAGTCTTCCCAGAACTAGAGAGGATTCTAAAAAATGTTTGATAAAGATAAAATAAAACCAAGGGGAAAAGTTTTTTGTTGTGCTCCTTGGTTGGCTTTAGATATTAGACATGATGGTGAAGTTAAACCATGTTGTGTTTCCGAATATACTTATGGGGATATAAATCAAAAGTCCTTATGGGAAATTTGGAATGATGAGCCTATAAGAAAGTTTCGTGAAGACATGGTTAACGGGATTCCCAGTAAAGAATGTCAAGTATGTTATAACAATCAGAGGTCGGGAAAAAGTTCGTTAAGACAAGATTTAAATAAAGATTTATTTCATCTTTACAGTAAGTTTGTGTATGATACGAACGATGATTATACTGTTAATGAACCTGGTTTTGTTTGGTGGGATGTAAAACTAGGTAATAAGTGCAACTTTAAATGTAGAATGTGTAGTTATACTTCTAGTTCTAGTTTTGAACTGGAACAATTTGGTAAGATTTCTGGTAAATGGCACGCTTCAGAAAAAACTTATGAACAAATAGAACCATATCTTGGAATGGTTCAAACCTTGTATTTTTCTGGTGGAGAATCTTTAATCATTGATGAACACTGGAAGATCATGGATAAGTTAATAGAAATGGGTAGGAATAATAAAGTTGCAGTAGCTTACAATAGTAATTTTAGTAATCTAATTTATAAAGGCAGACATATTTTTGATCTCTGGGATAAATTTGATACGGAAGTTCAAGTACATGTCAGTGTTGATGGAGTAGGATCTAGAGGTGAATTGATCAGGAAAGGTTTTAATTGGGAGAGATTTATTTCTCATGCTGAACAGTTTCGAGATAGATTTAAAGATAGAGAATTTACTCATCAAATACACTTCGATTGTACAGTACAAGCATTAAATGTGTTTGATGTAGTTAATTTGCATAAAGAACTGTACAACAGAGGTCTTATAAAAAACATTGATTTTTTCTTTTTAAATTTCTTACAGACTCCAAGAGAGATGTCTGTATGGATTTTAGATAAAAAAACAAAAGAAGCTGCAAAAGAAAATATAAGAAAACATATAGATGAATTCTTAATTCCAAATAGGGCTAAAAAATCAATTGTCTATTATGAAAGTCTTATAACTTATATTGATTTGTATCAAGAACAAAAACTTTTACCTCAATTCTTAGATTCAATGAGGAGGTTTGATAAGATACGGAATGAAAGTGTGATGGAAACTTTCCCAGAGTTCCAAAGAATCTGGGACGTTATTAAAGTCAGACCAAAGACTTGATAAAAACTGAAATACATAGTATACTTGGAATGGATTTATAGAATTGAACCATGGCTAAAAGAACTTTTACTCTTGAAAAGAAAGATCCAACACACAATCAGGTATGGGAATGGGATGAAACTCCAGAACTTGTTCGACTCCTTGAAAAACTACACACAACAGACTACACATCCAGCACTGGATCCGACGACTCCGTGGCATGATTGGATATGTTACTGTGAAATCTGCGAAAGTCTAGGGCCTATTCCAGGGCAACCTTCTCTCCGCAGATTTATGGCTTATAGAAATTACTTGAAGTCAGTGAATGTATTATGAAAGAAAATCCTTATTGGTTTTTTCAGAAGTGGGGAATCAATGAACCTACTCCTATTGAAGTTTTAGAAAAAAAGATTCAAGAACTTGAAGACCGTGTTAGAGTTCTTGAGGAAGAAAATGTGGGACAATCCAACGCACTATATGAATGTTGGAACTCATTAGACGCTCGCATAGATATTTTAACAGCAGAAAAATGGACTAAGGACGATGTATGAAGATTTGGATTGTTTTGAGACTGCTCTAAAACACTTTGGCACAAGAGTTGATGTAATCATTGCCATGGAAATGGCAGATAAGATTAACAGTGAAACTGCATATCAAAATATCAAGATGGAACTCAAAGAGTTGAAGAGAGTTCGTAAGTCTTGGAAAAGACAAAATGAAAACTGCGATGAGTGTTGAGTTATAAATACTCAAAAGGTATGATTAATATCCATAGGTAGGTTATGGCAGCAAAATTAACATCATCTGGAGTAAATTTTAGTGATAGCACTGTAATGTCGTCTAGGAGAGATATTTTTCCTACTGGAACTGATTGGGTTTTCTGGGCCTCAGCTGCGCCAACTGGATGGACTAAACAAACAACTCACAATAATAAAGCACTTAGACTTGTGAGCGGAACTGGAGGTGGATCTGGTGGTAGTCAACCATTCACTACAGTTTGTAGTTCTTCATTTAAATATACAGGAACACTTGAGACTACTACATCTTCTGGTTCCAGTGGACTCAGTGGTGATCAGATTGCCTCTCACAGTCATACCCAACCAGGAAGATTTACAGTAACAGCAACCCCAGCAACTTATAATCCTGCAGGTCAGTTTACTGGATACAGTGGTGGAGATCTTTACAGAACTACTGGGTGGACAAGATATACGGGAGATATCGGCAACCCTACTGCACAGGTTTCACCTCATAATCATCCGGTCAGTGCAGATGGTCCAGTTGATGTTACTTTCTCTTTAGGTGTTCGATATTTAGATGTAATTGTCTGTAGTTTTGATGGATAAATAATTCAACAACATTGTCCAGTAGAGCATATAAATTATGGCAACACTAACATCAACTGGAATAAAATTCAGTGACGATACCAATCTCAATTCTCTCTATGGAATTATTCCACAGGGTTCTTACAGCATTTTCTTTCAGGGTTCAGCTCCTACTGGTTGGACAAAATCTACTTCATACAATGATTATGCACTTCGGGTTGTGAGTGGAACTGGAGGTGGTACTGGGGGTTCTACAGCATTTAGTAGTATATTTCCAACATCTCTTAGACCAGTTTCAGTTCCTGGTGTTCCTATGAGTGGTACTGTTGGAAGCCATACTTTAACAGAACCTCAACTTCCAGCTCATAGTCACCCAAATACTGCAACTAGAATAGTTTATACTCCAGGTCAAGGGGATGTTGGTTACGCTGCTGGATGGACTCGTTCTACACCAGACACTGGATCAACTGGTGGAGACAGTTCTCATAGTCACCCCTGGAGTGGTTCTTGCGATTTCTCTGGATCTTTTGATATGAGAATCACATATATGAATGTCATCCTTTGCAGCTTTGATTGACTTGATATATAATAACAATATTATTTTTTTAAATTATGAAAAAGAACAATCAACCAGGAACCTTTTGTCCTCTAATTAAAAAAGATTGTGTAGAACACAAGTGTTCTTGGTATATGCATATTAGGGGAATGGATCCTAACACAGGACAAGATGTTGATCATTGGGCTTGTGCCGTTTCTTGGATGCCTATGTTGGCTATCGAAAACTCCCAACAACAGAGACAGACTGGTGCCGCTGTTGAGTCTTTCAGAAATGAAGTTGTTAAATCTAATAATGAGAATAGACAACTATATATTGAAGGACTTCAGCAAAATGGCATTATGCCGGTGAACGTAACTTCCTTAACTAGTACAAATATCAATACACTGCCAGAATCTCAATCAGGAGAATAAAATATGCAAATACATATAATTCCTAAAAGTGCAAAAGTTAATGTTGATGGATACGCTTATTTTAATATAGATTTATCCTGGATTCCAGATGTTGATGGAAAAGAGATTCATGCTGTTCATTGGAATGATGAAACCAAAGAAGGTGAGGTGGAGTTTGTTGGACCTGCACATCCAATGCCAATTACTAGTTTTGGTATAGAAGGACTTTGCACTTTTTCAAAAGCTTTAGTTCAGTGGCAAGAGAAAAGGGATCAGGAACTATATGAAGAAGAACAAATTAAATTGAAGGAAGAAAATGCTAAGAAACAACTTGAAGAAGAACTTAAAGCACAGTTCTTGACAACACATCTTCCTTTTGATCCAGATGAAGAAGAGGATGAACTTCCAACTGATGAAGTGGAAGAAGAAACAGAAGAAGACTTATACTACGATATCGAGGAACTTTTGAGAGAAATTTAAATTTTTTTATTTTTGATTATGAAAAAAACTCTAGAAGACAACAACTACATTATCCTTCATGATTTTATTTCAAAAGATAGAGCTTCAGAACTTTCTTTTGAATTTACAAAATATTGTAAAGAAAACGACATAGATGGAGATCCCCAGGCTCCAAATTCTTTTTCTACTTATAACTACACTCCGTTTCTTGAACTTCTCTGTGAAAAGACTCCGGAGATTTCTCAAGCGATTGGAGAAACTGTATTGCCTACGTATAGCTACGCAAGGATTTATAAAAACGGTAGTGTTTTAAAGAGACATGTTGATAGAGATGCTTGCGAAATTTCTTTGACTCTTCATCTTCATGGTGATCAATCTTGGCCCATATGGATTGAAACTCCATCTGGTAAAGAAGTTCAAGTAGATCTTCAACCCGGAGAAGCTATGGTATACCTGGGCAAGAAAGCCCCTCATTGGAGAGAAGAGTATGGTGGAGAATATTATACTCAGGTATTCTTACATTATGTTAGGAGTCGTGGTGATTGTGGGTATGCATACTTTGATAAACAGAGGGAAGATACCAAACCAGTAGAAGAAAAAGAAGTAGAGAAAGAACCAGTTGAAAATATCATTTCAACTGCCATAAGTAAAAAGTGTCTGGAAGACTACATTTTTACTCTTGATAATATAGTCCCAGAAGAACTTTGTGATATGATCTTAGAAGAATATTGCAATAGTGATGATTGGATTCCCAGTGCAACAGGAACTGGTATTAATCCACATATTAGAAATTGTGATATCATCAATATTTCCGAAGATGCAATAATTCAAAAAAACTTTAATCTAAGAAAAGAACTAGACGAAAGATTTTACTTATGTGCCTCAACAGCAATTAATGAGTACAGGAAACTATTTCCAGAAGTCGGTTCAGAATCTGATACTGGATATAATCTTTTGAGATATGATATGGGTCAATTTTATACCCAGCATACAGACTCATTTAAAGCCCAACAAAGATCTGTAAGTTGTTCTTTCTTACTTAATGATGACTATGAAGGTGGTGAATTTGCGTTTTTTAATAGAGAGATTATGATAAGGGGTGGTAAAGGATCTATTGTGATGTTCCCCTCAAACTTTATGTTCCCACATGAAATTCTGCCGGTAACTTCTGGAACTCGTTACTCTATTATCACTTGGTATGTCTAATAAACTCAAAGGAATTCCAAGTATTTACTATCTAAATCTAGATTCGGAAGTAGATAGAAGAAGATACATGGAAAAACAATTTGATAAGTGGAATCTCACTAATGTAACGAGGTTTTCTGGATCAAAGTACTTGGTTGATGATTATGATAGTTGGAAAGATAGATTGCATTTTCCACAACTTATTAATAATAGAAATCATAGGTTAGCTTGTTCAATTACTTTGTCCACCCTTGAAATTATTAAACATTGGTTGGATAATACTGATGAAAAACATTTAATATTGTTTGAAGATGATTATGATTTAAATTTAATAGAATATTGGCATTTCGACTGGGAATATCTAATGAATAAAATCCCATATGATTGGGACTGCATTCAACTTGGATTTGAATCTCAGCATTATATTCCATTCTTTCTTCACCCCAAACCCAGAAATGAGAATCTTAGTTTCTATGGTCCAATTTTAATTAATAGACATTTTGCTCATAAATTAATAAATTTGCATTATGTCAAAGAAAAGTACATGCTCATCCGAAAATATGGAGCTCATCCATTTAATACTAGATATAGAGTTGTTTCTTTAGACACTTTTATTCCTCATCTTGGTAATACTTATCAACTACCTTTAATAACTCAAAATCCTTATCTAGATAAAGTTCCGAAGAAACATCATTTTCTTTGTAGAGACATTTACTATGACTGGTGGAAGAATAAAAGAGATAATTTTACTTTGAAAGAGTTCTTTACTTATGGAAAAGAAAACGATTATGAAATGGTAGAGAGAGTTCCATACTCATACTCATGAATATTCATTCCAAGTTAAAAGATTTACCAACAATATACTATTTCAATTTAGCCCATAGAGTAGATAGAAAAGAACATATAGAGAAACAGTTTTCCGATTATGGAATAACAAATTATCATAGGGTAAACTCTTCTAGATATTCTGTGGAGAATTATGAAGAGTGGAAGTCAAAAATCATAACAGACAAACTTCGTACCAAGGTATGGTTTCTTGCTACCTTAGTGGATAGGATCCATGGTATAATTGATTGGTATAATTCTAATGAGTCTGAGACTTGTTTGATAGTCGAGGATGATTTGTGTTTTGATACTGTTGAACACTGGAACTTTGATTGGAAAACTTTAGTTAAAAGTTTGCCTTGTAATTGGGAGTGTGTTCAACTTCACATCATTGGTGAGAACTTTATCAAGATGAATATGTCCAAGTGGACGCATAATAATCACTCTACTGGATGTGTACTAATCAATAGATCATATGCAGAAAAACTAATCAAACTACATTACATAGATAATAAATTCAAATTGTATTCTAATTATGGATACAATGAAAATTGGCCAGAGTATCACTATCAGTCTGTAGACTTTGTTCTCTATCAGATTGGGGTGACGTATTCAATTCCAGTCTTTACTACTAATTACAACTTCATAAGTGATGGCCTTAGGAATGGTAATGTAAATGTCATGTCTAGAACTTGTGATAAATTGGTTTTGGAGTGGTGGAAAACAAAGTCCCCACAATATACTTTGGATGATCTCTTTTATTTGAACTCATCTAAGAGAAAGAAGTTAATTATAGAAGTTAATCATGAATTTAAAAGATAAGTTAAAAGGACTTCCTCCGATCATCTTGGCGACTATTGATGAGAGGCCAGATAAAAGAGAATATGCTGAGACTCAGTATGATTACTGGGGAATTAAAGACTATACCGTAGTTTCTGGTTCTAAGTTTCAACTCTCAACATATGAAGACTATTGGAAAGACTTAGTTGTTTTGAATCCTTTTCCTGAGGGATACAAGAGAAAGAACTGGCATATTGCGGAACTTTCTATAACTGTTGCTCACCTAGTAAATATCAAAAACTGGTTGGAGACTACTAATGATCCTTATGTGATAATCATGGAGGATGATTATGACTTAAGTTTTATTGAATACTGGCATTTCGATTGGGAATATTTGATGAATAATATTCCTTATGATTGGGACTGTATTCAAATGAGTTTTGAAAATGAAAAACTTGTACCCTGTTTCTTGCACCCAATTTTATCTGGACATGATACTGGTGCTTCATTAATCAACAGAAGGTATGCAGAAAAAATTATAAGTCTTCATTATAAGGACGGTAAGTTTGATCTTTCTCAACAACATTCCAACTTTAAATGGTCTTATGCTGGGTTGAATATGCCCAACTTCACTACAGATTATTTTCTTGGTCATAACGGAAAGACTTACTGTATGCCCTTGATTTCTGTCAATCAAAATCTCGGAAGTTGGGCTCAAAATATTGATAGAAAAAAAGAAAGAAAGGATCTGGAATTTTCTTATAGAGCCTATGAAAAATGGTGGACAGAACTCAGGGATGAATATACTTTAGAAGAGTTCTTTACTTATGGTAAGGTGAATGATAAAATGATAACACCGAGGGATTTCCAATGAATTTAGAAAATAAATTAAAAGGATTTCCTCCTATTAGATTGTTGACTCTTGATGAACGTCCAGATAAAGTAGAATATACTGAATCCCAATACGATTATTGGGGAATTAAAAATTATACCAAATGTTCTGGATCCAAGTACCAACTATCAACATACGATGATTGGAAAGATCTAGTTATCCTAAATCCATTTGATAATTATAAAACAAGAGACGGCCACATTACTGATATCAGTATTGCTATTTCTTACTTAACTATAATAAAGAATTGGTTAGAAACTACCGATGAAAAACATCTTCTACTCATGGAAGATGACTATGATCTTAGTTTCATAGAATACTGGCACTTTGATTGGGAATACCTAATGAATAGAATCCCATACGATTGGGACTGTATTCAGATTAGTTATGAAAATCCATATGTGTATCCATGTTTCCTACATCCGATATTGTCTGGTCACAGTACAGGGGCTTCACTAATTAATAGAAGGTATGCAGAGAAAGTAGTATCTTTACATTGCAAAGAAGGTAAGTTTGATTTATCTCAAAAAGTTTGTAATTATATGGCTTCTCCATCAGAAACCAGAGGTCCAAATCTTACTGTAGATTATTTTCTTGGACATAATGGTAAAACATATTGTCTGCCTTTGATTTCTATTAATCAAAATTTTGGTAGTTATGCAGAAAATATTGATAGGAAAAACGAAAGACTGGATCTACAGTTTTCATATAAATGTTGTCAGAAGTGGTGGACAGAACTAAGGGATGAGTATACTCTTGAAGATTTTTTCGTTTATGGAAAACGAAATGATAAGTTTATAATGAATAGAGAATCCCAGTTCTTTACTGGTCCAGAAAATTGTAAAGAAGGCTTTTAAAATGTTTGAATACGTTACTGAATTTGAATCACAGATTGCAGAGTTCTTCGGTTCTCCGTATGCAGTTGCGACAGACTGTTGCACTCATGCTATCGAACTGTGTTTGAGGCATACTAATTCAAATCATCTTGTCATCCCATCTAGAACTTACGTTTCTATACCAATGACGTTTATGAAACTTGGTTTAAACTGGTCTTGGTGTGATGAAGAATGGGAAGATTCGTATCGTATTTACAATTCAAACATCATTGATGGCGCTGTTCTTTGGGGAGAAGGTGTCTATGAACGAGGTTCGTTTACTTGTCTGAGTTTTCAATTCAAGAAACACTTGAATCTTGGTCGTGGAGGTATGATTCTCCTAGAAGACAAGGATGATCGTGATGCGTTAAAGAAGATGTCTTATGATGGTCGTGATCTCTCTCGTCCATGGGCTGAACAGGACATAACTAGTATTGGTTATCATTACTACATGACGCCAGAAGTGGCGAAAATCGGTATTGAATTACTAAAATGTCGGAAAAAATCTCCGGCAAAAAAATGGACGGCCAGGGATTACCCAGATTTAAAGGAGATGTCTGTATTCAAATGATCACGTACATAAGACCAAATTGGGACGTAAGAGAATTTCACGGTCTCGACTATATTCTATCTACACATAAGGATGAGGAACTAGTAAGAAAATATTTGCATTCTGGTCACAGTAAACAGAAACTGTCTATTTACAAATATCAGATGCCAAATCCTATGCCCAATTGTGTGGAAAATTATATTATTCCTCATTTTTCAGATTTGGACAACGTTGCTGCTGCCGTTAATTATTTTAAACCTGGACAATATTTGCCACTTCACACTGATTTATACGGGAAGTATATAGAATTGAATAAAGTCGATTCTAAAAAAGTTATAAGATGTATGGTAATGTTGGAGGATAGTTCTCCTGGCCAAATTCTACAGATTAAGGATACTGCGTATTGTAAGTGGAATGCTGGTGAATGTTTTTACTGGAGATATGATGATGAACATGCTTTTTACAATTTTAGCATGAATGATAGATATGCGATTCAAATTACTGGTATTGTGCGATGAAAAGTCAGAATGAATGGGATAAACTGAAAAAAGTAGTGGTGGGAGTTGCGGATTATGCAACAGTTCCTGAAGTAGACTTGAGTGTTCGCACAATCAACTATGCTGACAGAAAAGACGTTTCGGATATTCCTGTTGGACCATATCCCAAACAAGTAATAGACGAAGCCAATGAAGATCTGGAAAAATTCGTAAGTTTTCTTCTTGGGGAAAATGTAGAGGTTGTGCGTCCAAAGAGAACTCCTACGGATTATTATAATTTCTGCCCAAGAGACGTTGTTTTCACACATAAGGATCTAACAGTAGCTACACCGATGCCTCTGAAGTGTCGGAGAGACGCCTGGCGACCTATTATAGATAGACTAGACTCTACAATTATTGTCCCGTGCAAGGACGTTGGGGGACTGTATAATGAGGAGTGTGTAGGCGATAAGGATACCCTTGCACTTACTGAAGTTACTCCTGCTTTTGATGCGGCTAACGTACTTCGTGCAAATGATGACATCTTGTATCTTGTCTCCAATAG